AACGGTGCTAGCCCACTGTATTGGTATCCGCGTAGCCGTTCCAATGTCGAATCAAATGCACGCGCTGCGCTAAAGGTGCCCTGTGTTATATCCGTTCCGTCTTTCTGTTTGCCTTCTACGGTTAGGGTAGTACTCGCCTGCTGCGCGCCCAATGGCAAGAACCACCAAACGCCTTCGCTTTGAAATAAACGCGCGTTAAATACCTTCGTCAGGCTTTCGAGTATCTCAAAGGTTGAATAGTATTGATTGACTCCGTTGCTGTCTGGGTTGCCTAGCGACAAATTTGAAATGCCCGTGTCAATCAGCTGGTTGCTTCCCGTGTAATCTACCGCCTTAAAGTCATTGACGTAATAAAGAAAGACGTCAGTACCCCAAAGATGGGTCGCCCGTGTGCGGTTCAAACAATGCAGCAACAGCGTCGGCACATCTCCGCCGCCTGTCGAATCGTGCTTAATATATTGCAAATTACCAAGGTCGTCGGCTGCTGTTAGGGTGTTCTGGATCGGCTGGTAATCGTATGGCCGTGTGACCTGCTCCGGATACAATACCCCAAACCAATACGGACTATTTACCCCGTCCGGATCTTTGTACACGCTCACCGAAAACCGTTGTTCGGGTGTCGTGGTAAGCAGGTCCATGAAGGTGGTGTGAATGCTGGTTTCTTCTGTCAGCGTGAATGTCAACTCACTACCGATAACGCCCTGCATCCGGTCTTCATTGTTGCCGGTGTATGTCAAAACAAACCCATCAGCGCCGAGCTTAAACGTGCCCGCCGTGCCGGTGAAATCTGCATCGTGGATATTCACCCGGTAGTCCGTGCCCAGGTCATCGGTAAATTCTGCGTATAGTCGTATTGGATCAGCCATCAGAATCCCCTTACTCGGTTTCGGTCGATTGCATTTCGTTCACTGGTTAGAAGTATATCGCGGCCTGAAATCTTGCCGGTCACCTGTACGCTTTGCCCGCCCATCATAGCCTGCAATTTGTCGAGTGGTGCGATTACTTCAGGGTTATGCTGTGCGCCTGCGTACTCACCCACCTGCGCAATGACTGGCCCGCTTACGATGCCACCGCTGGCCATCTGTGGAATGCCAAAGCCGCCGCCTATAAACTTACCGAGCGACATTACATTGCCGCCCTTGCCAACTAATGACGACGGCATAAGCACGGATAGAATGGCGAATTGAGCAATGAGTGAAGCCAGTTGAATCAACATCTGCTTAATCATATCGCGCATGACTTCCTCAAATGTTGCCGTTCCTGCTATGATGCTTTTAAATGTGCTATCAATGAAGTTGGCCATGCTTCCGGCGATGCTGTTGATTTGGTTCTTTACTAGGTTCGTGCGCTCTATGACCTTATCAATATCCTCTTCGTCAAGATCTGCATCGTCTATAAATTCAATATCCTGAAATTCGAGATCAGCCTGCACGGTTACGGTTTCGGTTGGTGTTGGTGTTACCGTAGCACCTGCACCGCCGCCGTCTGATGCATTGAAATTTAGGTCAGGAATTAGATTGCTAAAGAATCCTACAACTTTATCCTTTGTTTTATCAAGGTCTTCTGTAGTTACAAACTCAACAGGATCTTTTGTTTTAGCGTCCTCAATTGCCTCAACAAAGCCATCATAAACATCCGCGCCCGCTTTCGCAGTGTCCTCTACAATTGTTTTAAAACCTTCTGTAAGTACGTCGCCCGCTGCCGCAAAGCCATCAGTAAAGGCGGTTTTTATAGCCTTAAACAACAAAGCAAATGCATCAACCACATTTAAGACCTGCCGTTTAACAATTGTAAACGCTGCAACAAATGCCTGTTTGAAAACTGCAACCGCAATCCGCAGTCCTTCGCTTTCGTTGTACATTGAGATTATAGCATTGATTGCATTGGCTAAAGGCTTCTTGACATCATCCCAAAAATAAAAGAACGCCGCAACCAATCCAGCAATAGCCAACACGACTAAACCAATTGGTGAAGTCATCGCGCCCCACATTTTCATTAATTGCTTTGGTAAGGTTTTACCTACAAAACTGCCCAGCAGCATAAACCCCTTTAATAATGACGGCAGTATGATAAGCAACGGGCCAAGCGCCGCCGCAATACCTGCACCGATTACCATAAATCTCTTAACCGCTGGACTGAGGTTTTGGAATGTCGCCAGCATATTCTTTAGGCCGTCAATGACCGGCGGAAGAAACTCCATTATAATCTTACCGAATTCTTCCTGCAAGTCACCAAAGGAATTGGCTAGCTGCTTCAGCCCACCCGTGCCGGCCTTCGCTGCGGCTTCTGCGGATCCTCCGTATTGCTTCTCTAGCTCGTCAAGTATAACGGTTTGAGCCTCGGCAAGCCTACCGGATTCGGTCAGGCTTTTAATTACTTGCTTTTGGTCTTCGCTGAACTGAATACCCGACCGGCTTAACGCGCTAAGGTTTGCAATCGGATCATTCAACGCTTTACCCAATTGAATGGATGCGCTTTTTAGATCGCCATCTAATCGCGTGGCAAGATCCAAAGCAACGGACTGGGTGCGGGCAAACTGATCGCCGGCAATGTTGGTAAACGTCAGCAGCTGCGAAGTTGCATCCTTTAATATTTCCTCATCCCCGAATATCGTTTTCGTTTGCAGGTCGCTGGCCATCTGCTGCAACTGCTTAGAAGTATATCCAACGGTTGAACCGGTGGACTTCAAACCCGCCTCGACCTGTGCAATTGCTTTGGCCTGCTGGTCGAATGCTTTTACTGCTGTAAAGCCAAGCGCCGCAATCGGTGCGGTCAGCCCCATGGTCATGGACTTGCCGAGCTTCTTGGTGTTCATACCAAAGCGCTGCATCTTTTTCATAGATGAGCCAAGCGCCTTATCAAATTGCTTTGTCTGCGCTCCTATCGTTACGATTAAATCGTTCAGCTTTGCCATTGGTCTCTTTCTAGTATTCGCTGCCTAAGTTCTTCCTTGTTAAGCTTACCGGCCTTGGCCTTTGGTTTCTCCCATGGAAATAGCATCAGGTCCTTTGGCTGCAATTTACGCCCTTTTTTTAGGTGGGGCTGCATGATCATAGAACCGAGCCACCGCGTGCGCTCCCACTCCATCCGCTCCCGTATCTCTTCGCTCTCTCGGTTGGCGTCAAGTGCTAGGCTGACTTCGCCGAATGTCATTGACCAAAACGCAGAAGGGGATAGGCGCAGTATGCCCATCCCCATCCGTATAATATCCGGCCAGCCAATCGGCTTGTCTGTGCCGTCTATGCTTTTTTTTCGCTGCTATATTCGCCGAGTGCGTCAAAGCATTGGGTGACGTGTTCCAGCGTTATGTGATCTTCGAACGTCATCAAATCCATATCGAAGTCCTGACCTTCAAAGCTGCATCCACATTCAACGCCGACGAAGCAAAGGTAGGCGCAGGCGTCTGCGCTCAGCTTTGACGGATCGGATAGGCTGAACACATTGACCTTGGTCTTACGTTCAAACTTCTTCAGCGCCTTCATGCTGTACCGCACTGGGTACTCCGTGCCGTTTACTTCAATCATTCAGCTGTCTGTGTAATTGCACCGGTCAATTCGAAAGTAGCTGAATAGGTTGCTGTGTCTTCTGTGCCACCTGACTGCTCAAGGCTAGTAATAAAACCGCTGGCGCTATAATTGAAATCTTCTCCAACGACTGGAGTAGCTTTCGCAAACTTTAAAGCCAAAGCCGTGCGATTGTCCAAGGCTGTAAACAGATCGGAAACGTCTTTGTTTGCACTGTCGTTGTAATCAATCAAACCGCTTACGCTGATTGATCCAGACTTTACACCACCGAGCAGCTCACGGAATCCCGCGCTGTCCTTTGTAGTGATGTCAATCGTTTCCATGTTTAAGGAAATTGAGCAATCTGTGGCCGCTGCAATCAGCGTGCTATCAATGTAAACCCCTAGTTCTGTACCGTTAAAAATGGCCATTTTATTCTNCTATTAAATCGTTATTATCTGAGTCCGTTTTTTTCTTTGGGGCGTCGAGGTATCCCTTTGCTTTTAGTTCTGCGGCAAAGTCAGAAGTNACTGACGGCGTTGCGCCTTTCTTCCAGTTGTTACCGCGTAGCTTGCACGCCTTTTGAATTGTGACCTTCATGGCTGCAAGTTAATCAATTTCAGGTTGATCGGGAAACCAACCATTCTCAACCATATATTCCTGCGTTCTTATGGTCGTATCGCTTGGGACGATATGCCCAAACGGGAACTTCTGATTCACTTGCACGTAACTGCTAAGGCTGTACCGCTCATCATTTGAAAGCTCAGGGAAGCAAGCAACGAGGCGTTCGAGCGTTGCCGCTGGGTGTACGTTTATCAGATATTCGGTATCCACTTGCAAAGCGTTCTGTACTCCGTCAGGGTGTACCACGATACCGAACACGGCAGAATCGACTTCCCACTCTGCTTGTATGAGAACGGGTCGGCTGATGTTGTACAGCTCGCGGGTTATTTGCTTTGCCCGTGCTTCGCTTGTCTGCGTGTCCGTTGGTAGAACTATGATATATCCGTTCATATTGTTATGTCGTAGAAGGTTGCAATGTTGGATTCAATGCCTGTGCGGACGCTGGATTTGTTCGTTTCGTAAATCACAACCTCCTGAAGGTTACCATTTAAAAATACGCCTGTATTTCTTCGCCCTAATGCAAGCGAATCAAACGCGTCTGTTTGTAGGCTTGCAGACGTAACGGCAGTCGCTCCATTAACCGCCAATTCACTCGTAGTGTCGTTTGCTGCATAGACCAACGATTGCACTGTAGTATCTGTAGAGAATAAGAATGTATTATTGTTGCGCAATTGATAGCTAGTGCTGTTTTGACCTCTTAGGAATTCGCTGCCGGATGTTTCAGAACCAAACACGCACCCCGTGCCAGTAGCCTTTGCAACTGAGAATGTGCCTTTAATTAGAAAATCAACACCCGTCAAAAGTGCGTCATCACTGCCATCAAACTCCACCGCTGGTTTTTCGTTCTCCGTCACCACGCTCGCAGTCGTCCCGTCGTAAATCTTCGGCTGGTTTGCTGTCGATACTGTTTGCGTGGCGTGGTTGCCGTTGCCTGATTGGTCGTACCACTTCGATACAAACCCGTCATTGCTTCCACAGTGGGCAGCCAGTGCCGTAGTATCTAGCTCGTCGTTTGAGAATCCGATATCCGCGTAACTGCTCCCGTTGTAAACCTCTACCGCGTCACCTGTGTAAAGCGTACGCAATTTACGGAGTGAATATGCGGCTGATGCTCCCGTGTATGTGTCAAGCAATAAACTAGCTTCGTCTGCTTCCTCCCAAGATTGCGCTAAGGTAAACGGCGGCACGCCATAGGTTGCGCCGTCTTCGAATGCGTCAAACACGGCAACCGTATCCGCGTAAGCGGTATCATCCGCAAAGGTGTGAATTAGTGTATAGTCGCCTATTACATCGTCGTCACTGATAAATCCTGTTTTGTGGTATATCTTTCGTTTGATAACCTTACCCGCTGCTGGCGTGTCTGAACTTGGGTCAATAAAAATACCGTCGCCTTCTGACTTGACACTATACCCGCGTTCAAAATAAACGCTAGGCATTTGCAGGCCCGTTTCTACCTCATCCTCGAAACGGTTAGTATAACTCACCAACGATTTAAATGCGTTCGCTGTGGCGTCGTATATAAGCGCCTGATTTGCTGACGGCGTGCCAACGATTGTAACGTCGCTGAGGTCGTTTAAATCCGTAGGTACGGCGCTTGTATCGGCCTTGGCGTTTAGTGCTGTCTGCGTGGCTGTACTTACTGGCTTATCCGCGTCGCTGGTATTGTCNACGTTGCTAAAGTCTGCGCTGTTTGCCTTGGCGCTTAGTGCCGTTTGCGTGGCCGTGCTTACAGGTTTGTCCGCGTCGCTGGTGTTGTCCACATTGCCCAACCCCACTTCGCTTTTTACAATGCTGTCGTTTGTCCATTCGCTGCCGTCGTACTTTAGAAGCTCGCCCGTTTCCGGTCCGCCCTGTCCAAATTGTACGTCTGTCAACTGGCCCAACTCCGTCACGCCGCCCGCGTCGTCTGCCGGTTGCCATTCCTGTACAGCTGCATCGTAAGCTAATACCTGCCCGTCCGTTACGCCGGTTACATCTACGTCGTACAGGTCGCCAATCTTTGCACCCGTTACCGGTGTGCCCTGGGCAATGGTAAAGTTGTCGCGTTTGATCCGAAAGGTAAAGGTCAGCACTTGAGCAAAGCGGCGCGGCGCGTCAATGGTGTCAATGTCTACGTCATTGAATTGTACGCTCTCCACNTTCACGCCGTTGTATGTGCCGCTAACGCGATCCAATGCACCGCGTACTTTGTCGCCNAGATCAGCAGCCAGNGCATACGTNTCNGCATAGCAAAGGAATTCGAACCGTACTTCGTCCAGCTTACTCGGCCCGTCGTGCGTGTCCTCNGGNGCNACGCTCTGCAACTGGTAAACNATNAACGGNGTTGCGGTTTCCTGCTCGGCTACCTCTGGAAATACCTTGACGCCAACNATGTCGGTGACGTCTGTGTTTTGCGTCAGTATTACGTACGCGGCTATTCCTGCATTCATTTCTTTTTNCCTTTTGCTTTCGCTGCTTTGCGAATTTGAAATTCGTATTTCTTGCGCATCTGCGTCAATGCCTCGCCCCGCTTGTTTGCAATGGACCGAGCGAACACGCCTTTGTTTCGGTTGTTGCCTTTTATGAACTGGTCATCACCTTCCACGATGTTAGCAAACCATGCATCAGCGTCTTTCGGTGCTTTCCTTCCTACGCGCGGCCCAACCCAAAAGGTACTGTGCTGCTTGTCAATCTGCCAAACCTTAATCGATCGGTACAGCGTACCCGGCCTAATATCAAAGCCACCTTTACCACCTCGACGGATCCGAATAGTTTCACGCGCGTCGACAATGTTGTTTAACATCTCATCCTTGTAAATCTTACCTACTGCGCGATGGATACGTTTCTGAACATTCTGATCGCTGACCTGTTTGCGTAGTTGCTCAAATTGTTTCAGCAGTGGCTTAATGTCTGCGCCGATTCCTTCAAAGCCAACCTTACCACCTTTCTGCTCAAGTGATCCCTGTGCCATGTGTTCCTGTTATTTCGCAAAGTAAAATAAGCTGATCATTGCGCCCAACTTCCTCAATGCCTTGGATGGTGTACGTGTTGCTGTTGTATATAACGCGGTCCGCTGGATTGATTGCCCGCGTGTCCGTGCTGCTGCGAATCTTAAACCGTAGCCGCTGCACCGGTGTATCCTGATCGCCGGTAAGCTTCTCGGCCATACCTTCGCCGGCCTTCATCAGTTCAGCCCATACGGTTACCAACGTAGCCCATGAAGGCACGCGCTCACCGTAGGCGTTGGTGCTGGTAGTGTAGCTCTGCACCTCTATACGTCGGTCGCTTTGTCCTATCCTCATACTGAAGTAATAACGCGGTAAGGGTTTAAGATAGCGTACAGGCCGAGCGGTAACGTGGTTGCAATCGTACCGGCTACGACTGGCTGCCGCTGCTCGTACAGGTGCGCCACCATCCAACGAATAGCGGTAATGAATGGCTTTGGTATATCGGCCTCTGGGTATCCTACATTCATGTTGACTTGAACCGCGTTAAAAGTGTCGTCATAAAGATCGGGCACGCTGTCAAATGTGATCCGCGCGGCTTTGGTTTTTATATCGGCCCACCACTTAGTTGTCGCCAGCGTCTGCGTGGCGTTCGCCGTGTCCTTGTACTGCACTGAAGCAATGGAGTTGACTGGACCGATTGGTAGACGAACGTTGTAAAAGAAATCAATGTACCCCACGGCGGTCACGTCACCGAGCCGCGTGTTGCAATAGTCTTCGACCCACGCAATTGCTGCATCTCGGTAAGCTTCTATAAGTGTATCCTCGTCTGTGTGATCCACTCTCAAATGTTCTTTAAGCTGTGCCACGGTTATAATGCTGTCGAGGTCGGGCGTGCCTGTTATTTCTACGGTCATCATGTCGCTAAAATACGGACAAAAAAAAGAGGGGCCGAAGCCCCTCCTTTCCAAACAAATAACCCAACCAAATTATGCATTCAAGTGCTTGGCAATTGACAAAGCGCCCGGCTGTCGCAAATCGAAGTCAAAGAATCGGTTCACGTGCAAAGCAATCTGTGCATTACCTGCGTTGCTGTAAGGGTCAATAAGCAAATCTAGCGAACCAAAATAAGCAAGGATAGCGCCCTGTTGGAAGTTACCAAAGCAAAGCGCGCCCGCTGCTGCGGTTGTGCCATCCTCCAAAAATCCATTAACAAGGTAAGGCGTGGCCACTGCGTTGTACATATTAAACTGTCCATTCTCCCACAATGCATTTACGGAAGCAACCTGCGCCAATGCCTTCGAAAGGCCATACGCGCCGGGACTCATAACGTATGAAGCGCCTGCAAGGTTTGCACCTTGTGCAAGTGCGTCCGTTTCCATGGTGTTTACAATTGCAGCAGTCAAAGCGCCATCAGTTACGCTTGACTGATTTACGGCAGNTGAAGCCATGATAGTATCAAAANCNTAATCNTCAATGTAAGCATTCATCGCCGCGGCCAACTCGTTAGCAATTAGCGAATCAACCTCTGCACCGCCTTGCTGAATGAGGAGTTTGGAATACTTAGTATTCGCTGCAACTCGCTGAGGAGTCAAAGAAACTTCATCCATTTCCATACCTGAACCTGTATCTGCGCCAACCTCG